TGGCAGTGCTTCATAATGGTGTTAATGAATGTCCCGCTAGTCTTGTTCAGGTTGCGGGCTTGCACGATTAGTTGTGCCAGCTCATGCGGGTGGTCGGTAAGAAATGCTTTTGTAAAAGACGGCGCACCCTTTTCTGTTTTGGGGTACGGGATGTCTAGCTTATCGAAGGCTTTAGAAATGGATGCCGCCGCCCAGAGCTCCACATCTGTCCCTGCCACGCGTTTGATTTGCGCCAGCACATCCTTTTCTTTCTTGATGAGATAGTTTCTGGTGCGCTCGACACGGTCTTGGTCTACGCGGACACCGCGCCATGTCATATCAATCAGGCACGGCAGAAGCTTTAGCTCAAGGTTTGCGATAGGCCAGAGGTCTTCTTTTGTCAGTTGAGTTGACAAATAGTTCCACAGTTCGAGGGTGATCTCGGCGTCGTTCTGTGCATATGGCCCGACATACATGGCGGGCATCTTCCACATCTCTGCTTTTGGGTCGAGGCCAAACTCTCTGGCGGCCTGTTGCAGGGTCTTCTCTGTTTTAATTTTTCCAAGAAGTTCGTAGCACAGGCTGTTCAGGCTGTAGCTGAACCGGTTTTCGTCAAGCAGGGATGCAACCACCATTGTGTCGATAATGCGGCCATTAATGGTGAAGCCCATACGGCGTATCCAACCGGCGTCATACTGCGCGTTGTGCATAATCTTGTCCGCAGGGCATTCGAAGACGCGCTTCAGCCATTTGTTTACAATGCGCTCGTCGAGGTTCCCGCCGCCGAGGTGACGGATTGGAATATACCCTGCCCAATCCGCTACCGCGATAGCGTATCCCACAACTTCCCCGTCTCCGGACGCCCATCCGGGCCCGTTTGTTTTGATGTTCGGGTCACGCGTTTCAACGTCAATGGCGATTTGCTTAGCGTCAAAGATGTCTGGCAGTTCGGCCGGTGGCACCCATTCGCTTTTCGGTGTGAACATGGTCATTTGTAAAGACATTATTTTTCCCCGCCTAATGCGGCATAACCGGCGATATCCACCCAGCTATCCTCGTGATCGGTTTTCATAAGCCGAGCGGCTTTAACCATTATCATGCACAACGCCATCTGTTGCGGCGTAATTTCCTTTTCCAGAACTACTGACCACAAAGTTGCGATGTCTTCAAAATTCTTCTTGGCATCCCCGTATTCTTTGGCACGGTCGCCATTTATTAATTCTTCAGCTTTTTGTAAGAGTTGGTCGCGCTTCATTTTCTGCCTCTATTATGTGTTTATCTATACCGTGGTGATTAGCTACCGCTATAGTTATAGCGATCAGCACAAAAGAAAGATATGCCGCCAGTATTAATTGGAGGGGCAGTTTAAAGAACATTAGAATACTTATAATAATCCTCATATCCAGTACCCTCTCAGGCCATCTTCTGGCTCGACTATGTACAGGTTTTCTTTTGTACGGGTTACGCCAACGTAGAAAACGCGATGCAAGTCATCTGGTGCGCTCTCTGCCGCTTTTGCCGCCGCTGGGGACAAGTCCGTGTACAACACGACATTGTCCGCCTCACCGCCCTTAGACCCGTGGATCGTGGACAGATTAATGCGGGGTATGGCATTAAACTTTTCGCCTCGTCTTAGCAGTGCCGTGATGTACGCACGTTCACGGCTGGGCAGTTTATCCATAGCTTCGTGCCATATGCAGTTTTGAATAGGCTCTTCGATCCGCGGCGTACCAGCAATGTGAACGTGTTCCATCAGTCCATGGTTAACGATCAACTCTTGCAAGTTAACTAATTCGTCATCATCCAGTGCGGGCAGTTTCTTGAAGCCACGCTTCACTCGGTCATTGACCGACATAAAGTTATAGATGCACCGTGCGACTTTGCCGGTGACACTCTGTCCCTTACGCAACTGCTCCCATCCGTTAACGGCCTCGCTTATTGCTTCGGAGATGGACCGTCGGCCGCGGACTGCGAACAGGAAGCCACGGCTTTTCAAATCCTCAGTAGCGCGTTCGAGAAAGTATCCGGCTTGCGCCAGCACCAGCCAAGACCCCTCAGAGAAGTCTAAGTAGCTTGTGTCGCTGATGCGTTGCACTTTGCCTTCGTCTGTTTTCGGCAGGTAGTTCTTTGGTACGCGTTTATTTATCCGGTTGGCGATGCGTTGGGCTAACGGATGCACAGAAGCGGGTACGCGGTAGGACTGTTCTAGTACCTCGTAGCCCCCGTTCAGGCCGATGAAGTGTTCTACGTCGGCACCTGCCCAGCGGTAGATAGCTTGGTCGTCGTCACCGGCGCAGTAGATACGCTCGCTGTGCGCTTCCAGAGCGTGGGCTACGTCCCATTGCAGGGGCGACAAGTCTTGTGCCTCGTCGATAAAGGTGACCGCGAGCCGCGGGCAGAAGGCCGCGCCTTCTTTTACGAACACCTCAAGCATATCTGTGAAGTCGTACAGGTTGAACCGGTCTTTATAGACCTTCAGGCTGTCTGCTATATATTTAAGTGTTTCCCACGGCAGGTCGAGACTGCTCTCGTCATACTGCTCGCGCAGGTCAATCTTCCGCAGTCGGGCCAAGTTAATCAGGCTGATGGCGGGGTTATCTGTTTTTGTCAGGTCGAAGACATCTTCGCCGCTGATGCTAGCCTTATCTACGGTAAGGTCAAAGCCCAGCGCATGGCCAAGCTCTTTATAGTGTTCGGGTTGCATCACCTGCTCTTGGCGGATGCCGGACAGCTTTAGCGCAAAACTGTGCAGGGTTCGGAACCAAGGCAGTTGCTGTTTGTCCATGTTAAAGCGTGAGCAGGCGCGGTCCACCGCCTCATTTGCCGCCTGTCGTGTGAAAGCAAAGTAGCCGATGTGTGAAGGGTTCACGCCGTTGTGAAGGGCTTCGTCGATTTTGTTGAGAAGCGTGGTGGTTTTGCCCGTTCCGGGCGGGCCGTAGATGCGGAAGATCTGTGTGTCAGTCATATTCCGCTTCCTCAATGCTGTTCATCAGCTTGACGAATAGCGGTGTTTCCGATCCCACCCATGCTCCCAGCACGTTGTAATACATAAACTCCACCGCATCGTCGAAGTTCATGCCGTCCCGTTCGCAAAGGATTGCGACACATTTATTGAAATCATATACAGCGATGTCGTCATGTCCGGCTCGCTGTCCGACGCCTAGAAACGCATCGTCAAATCCGATTGCTTTCTTCATTAGAACGGTACCTCCTTCTGGTCGCCAAACTTAGGCGTTTTGAATTCCACCTCATTGATGGTGTACGCAGGGATAGCCCAGACCCGTACAGGGCGGCCTTTGATCTTCATCTGGCGGCTGTTGCCGCCCATGTCCCGCAAACGCTGAGCAATCTTATGTGCTTTATATTCAAAAAACTTATTGCGCTTCAGAAAGCCCTCGAAGTCTTTCAGCCGGAAGATAGTCACGCCTTCCTCTTCATCGGTCCAAGGGCGGCGTAGCAGGATTTCTTCTTTGTCATTTGCGGTCTGCAAGTGTACGCAGAACTCTTCGAGGTAATCATAGAACTGCCCGCTGATGCTGGCGTCTTCAGCCACCTCTATAATTGCGCTCTCATTGTCCTTCATCTCAGACAGCAATGCGCCGATGCGCCCTTCCCACACCTGCTTGCTCACAGAACGTGGCATAAAGTTAAGCTGTTCCATACACGCCTTCTGGAATGTTGGTTGGCTCATAAGCCCTTCTGTGTCTAGCTCCAGCGGTTCGCCGTTTACGTCGATAAACCACACGGGCGGGATAGAGTTGTATTTACGCAGGTTGGCGATTGCCGCCCCCTGAATAGCCGCCCCGATGCCGTGCTTTCTGGTCTGGCAAAGCTCTTTGTTGCAATGCGCGTTGATAGGCGCATCACTACAGCGGTAGGCGTAGTCCTTCTTTTCGAGCTGTTTGGCAACGATGTTCACCTCATTCAGAGGCAGTGGCGGCTCAAGATACGTCAGATTGTAAGTCAGTATCTCGGACTCCCAGCTATCTGGGTAAGCCTTACGCAGATAAACGCCGATGTTGAACAGGCCATTGTTGCGGCCGCCTTCGCTAATTTTTTCTTTCAACAAATGCTGTAAGCAGGGCGGCCCATCTTTCATGGTAGCCTGCTCGGCTTGGTCCCCGATTTGTAGCTTTAATAACTGCTCCGGAGTCTGCCTGTGAGCCTCGTACAGCGCGATGAACTCGTCTAGGGTAGCTGAAGTGCCATCGTCCTTGATAGCGTAGCGTAGACCCTCTTCTGCGTCGTAATAGGGCAGGTTTAGAAAGTTACCTACATCGTTCCGATCTAGGTGAAGCTTAATTTGTTTTGGAAATATCTCGCACCCGCCGTAACCCAGCGCGGCAGAGATTTGTTGAAGCGTGGATTGCATATCCTTTGCATCAACCCAATCCGTGGTGAACAGAAAACAATGTGCGCCGCCGGACTTAGACCGGCAGACAACAAGGGGTAGCTTTAGCTTGCGGATCTTTTCGACAAGTAGCTTGTGGTCCAGTGGATATTGGTCAACGTCGATACAGCCCCAAACAGACATATTATCTTCGTTGATAGGAATAATGCCAATGCCCCGTCCTTTACCAGACAGGTGACCCTCCCACAGTTCCGTGGTCCGTGGTTCGCGCACGATTGCGGCGCGTCCGGTGTTTTTCCCGTTCGCCTGTTTTTTCTCGATTTTATATGTGCCATATGCGAGCTGTAGCCCGTTAAATATGGCTGAAAACTTTTCTACAGACATGAT